GAACCACCAATAGAGTTAGCAACTGTTAAAGATGTACCTGCTCCATCTAGTGCGTCAATTACTAATTGGTCCATTCTACGACCAACAGCCATTGATACTGCTTTTACAAGTTCTGCCCTTTCGTCAAATAATACTTTGCCGCTTGTAAATATATCGCTATATTCTGCTGCATTAAAATCTGCCATTGTTGCTGTAACTTGTGTATGTGTTAAGTTCATTGGAGTTACGTCAGATTGTGGAATATGTAAATTTGCCACGCCTGAGCCTAACTTATTGAACTTGTATGAGTTACCTGAAACGCCTGTTCTTTCACGAACTGTACCAGCTAGCTGTCTATCTTGTTGATAGGCTTGCTTAACCTCTGCGTCAAAAATGGTAACAAAACTTGTACTAATAGATGTACTCATAATATCACTCCATAAAATTAAATTAAATTTTACGCCAGAAGTTGTCCATGTTGGGCTTCAAACTTGTAGGTACCGCCTACCACGAGTCATTTGACATTCAAGGGCAGATGTACTGTTATCCTTATTGTGTATTCTATAATAGGTTTACAAGTTATTGCAACTAAATTATATAGTCTGTATCTGGGTTATCAGGAAACCTTTGCTTAAACATTTTTTGCACTTTGTTTCTAAAGGCAACATCTGTTTTATATTCAGGTCTACCTACCATTTCATATAGTTCTTCTTTAGTTGGCAATCCTTCTGCTGTAGGTTCTGCAATTGGCACAGTTCCTTCTCCGTAAAATCGTCTTAGCTTTTGTAAAGCTCTAACGCCATCTGCGGTAGAACCTGTCATCTTAAAGGCTTCTAGTTCAGTTTCATTTAACACGCCTTTTTGATACAAACCATCAGCCCATTGTGCAGTAGAACGGATAACAGCATCTGCGTTAGGACCTAACTTTTCTTTCTCAGCCCTAGCATCTACGTTGTATTGTTCTAACTCTTGCATTTGTGTATCTACATAATTAGATGCTAATGCTTCAAATGCAGCTTGCGATACCCCATGTTCTTTAGCCCAGCCTTGAAAGGTTTGTAGTAAAGGATCATCGTTAGGTATGCCTTTATCTTCTATAAATTTAATATCATAATCTTCTGGTGCTTTGTGTTTGCCTTGAGAAAAGTTTTTTTCCATTTCTCCATAAGACTTTACTAATGCTTCTATATCTGGACCATCTTTGTCATCCCAAAATTTATCTGGAAAATTATCTGGTTTTTCATAAACTACGTCTTCTTCTTCTGTTGTTGAAATGGTATTAGCTTCTACTGGATCTGGTGTTTCAACTAAAACATCCTCAATTACTTTAGGATTGCTTTCTTGCTCAGCTTCTTGTTCAGCAGCTATATCTTCTAATGGTTGGTCTAATAAACTTTCTTGTGTATCGCTCATCCCCTTGCCCTCTCTATGCGTTTTTGGATTTCTCTAATAATGGAATTTTGTCCTTCTCGACAATAGCCGTATGACGCAGATTCCCCTGGTATAAAACTTGGTTGTTCAATTGTAATAGCTCGCAAATGCTCTAATACTTTTTGCCCTTCTATACTTGTAAACACTTTAAAGTATAAACGATTTAACTCTTGTGGGTCAACATAGTCTGGGTAATCTAATTCTTGCTCTTTGTCTAAATTTAATTCATCCCAGCTCATATTATTCCTCCGTTGGTGGTTCCTCAGGCATCTGTTGTTGCATTTGTTGCTCTGCCATCATTTGAGTTTGCTGAATTATTTCAGCACGTTCTTGCGGGCTGTTGCGTAATGCTGCTGGCACCCCTAATTTTTCTGCAATGTAATCAGTAATTTCACCAATCTTTAATGCAGTTGCACCTTCTGGTCCAAGCTGTGCTACGATTTGTGCAAACTGTACTACATTGTTTACATCGTTAGTATTTTGTGACATAGCAATTGGACTAACTGGAGTAATTTTTACTTCTAATCCATTAACTTTTAATGGTAATTCTATCAATCCTTGTTGGTCCATAATAGTTAAAGTACGTTGAATGATAGGTGTCATTACCTCAGTAATCAATCGACCAAACGCACTACCTAAATTTTGTGCTAGCTCTTGTATACGTTGTTGAATTTCAGTTGCACTACGTGCTGACATGTCATCTCTTGGTAAAGATTCATCTAGCAATATCTTTTTAATCGACATAACTAATTGATCAATCACAATTTGTGATAACTGTGGATCCCCACTACGTTGTAATGGTCTTAACGATTCGCCTTGTGGTCCACCGTTTCTAGCTACTGGTATGATAGCACCAGGTTTTAATACCATCGTATTTGGATTTAACACACCATCGTCTGCTGCGGTATACACGCCAGCAATTGCAAGCGATGCATTTTTTAATAACAATTCTTTTACTTTATTCAAAGTTTTTATGTCAGGTATAGCAACCGTTAATGGTCCACGACCATACACTTCACCTGCTGCTTTCATATATCTTGATACTACCCATGGAGAAGAATTTAATTGTCGATCTACTAACTTGTATTTTTCTTTTTCATAGATAACGCAGTAATAATAAAATCCTGTTTCAACATCTTTTATGGTTGCTTCTAATAATTCTATTTCTTTGGTTGGTGTATCAGCCACACATTGTTGTAATGTGTTATTTAATTTAGCATCTGGATACATAACTTGTATTTGTTCTGCTCTGCATCTCATTCTACGATATACATTTTCTACTTGACCATGTGCGCCTTCTTCTAAACAAACCAAATACATTGGTATGGTAGTAAAACGTATTGGCATGTTTTCATCACCAGGTTGTATTAGCATCACTCCTGTACCCACACATAAGTCTAATAAAAATTCACCCATAGCTAAATCAAAATTAGAGTTACGAATCACACTAAACATCTTGTCAGAGTACATTTCTAACACTTGTGTAACGTCTTGCTGTGCTTCATCAGGTATATCGTTGCCTGGTTCTAACTTACACCAGTTAGTTTGTGGTGGAAACAAACCTGATTGTATTCTATTAGCAAACTTTTGAGTTGAATCAATAGCGGTACTGTCAAATACATCTGGCATTTTGTTTTGCCCAACCACACCACCTTCATAATAGCCTTCATATAGATTACGATTGGGTAGTGCATAACGGTAACAGTCTTCATATACTGATTCCCAATTATCTTTTTTAGCTTTCGCAGACTCGTATCTTTGTATAATTTGACCGACTGGTATTTTTGCCATTATTTTGCTTCCTGAAATAAGATTGAAATTCTATTAGCTCTATTGGGTGTTTGTTTTGCCCAATTACTATCTAACATTTCTCTTGATGCTTCCATATAATTTTTGTCTTTAATAAATTTAATTGTTTCTGTAAATTTAGATAATTTTGTTCGCCCTAATTGAAATGCCATATTAGCAAAACCTTCAATGATTTTGCTTGGGTGATCTTCACCAATTAAAATTTTTGCATCTCTAATTGCAATAGCCATATCTTTTTCTAATAATGCATCGTATGCTTTTTCTGCATCTTTTTTGTTTTTAAAAGTAGGAAATAACATGCCAGGCAAAACTTTATGCCCATGTCCAACTGTTTGAAAAT